CTCCTCTCTCTCTAGAGAGTAGATCCCTCTCTGCTACTGGTATCTTAAGGGTAGACAGTAGACAGTTACGGACAGGTGTCTGGAGTGGTAGTGGTGCTTGTCCTAGATATTGGTATCTTGCATTTGATGGTGCAGAGTTTGTTGATGATGCAACACCATATGATGTAGCAAATATGCAAAACGGTATTGATGGTCATGCTCGTATTCAAAAGGCCATAGAAGATGCTGGTATTATGGTAGAAAAAGAAAAGAAGGTTCTTACCCAAGATCCACCAATTTTTGGATTTGCTGATGCAATTATTCAGTGGGAAGAAAGTCAGCCAGTAGTAGAAATTAAAACAATGAAGGAAGAGTCCTTCATGTATAGGAAGTATGCTAAGCCACCAAACTACCATCTTATGCAATTAATTATTTATATGAAGGTTCTTGGTAAAAGACTAGGAATTCTTTTATATGAAAATAAAAACTCTCATGAACTTCATGCTATTACCGTAGAGCCAAAGCAAGAGTATATTGATTGGGCAGATTATGCCTTCTCATGGATGAAAAAGGTTAGAGCACAATGGGAATCTCAGATTATTCCAAAGAAACCATACCGCGCTAATTCCAAAGTATGTAAAAGTTGTCCAATTGCTAATGCATGTGCTTCCGCTCCTGCTGGATTAATAAAACTAGATCCTTTGGAGTACCTTGAATGAAAAATTGCGCTTGGTGTTCTAATGAATTCCAATCGGCTGTATCATATCAGATTTACTGTTCTACAGAATGCCGTGAAAATGCTACTAAAGAAAAAATAGTAGATCGTTATAATTTAGCCAGGGCAAGGAAAAGAATTGGAAAAGAAAGACGTTGCGCTGGAGGATGTGGAACACTGCTATCTATTTATAACAATAATGGTTTTTGTAATGTTTGTATGGTTAATAAAAGAAAAGTAGATAAAATATTAAAAGAGTTAAAGGGGCTATTTGATTATGAGCAAAAATAATAATGTTATGTACGAAAAATCTCCTAACTCTTTTTGTGCAATTGATGCAAGTACAAACAGTTTGGCTTTTGCATTATTCATTAATCAAGATTTAGTTAAATATGGGAAAATTAGATTTACTGGACAGTCTATTTATGAAAAAATAGGCGATACATCTCATAAAACAAAAGCATTTTTTGAAACAATACAAACTGAACATATTATCATTGAAAAAACTATTTTTGCTAATAGTGCTCAGGTTGCAGCAAACCTAGCATTAAGCCAGGGTGCATTAATTGGTGCTGCCAAACTTGCTGGAGTAAAAAATATTTATGGCATTGCTCCAATTGCTTGGCAATCGTATATTGGAAATAGATTGCTTACTACTGATGAGAAAAAAAAGATTCGTGATAAAAATCCAGATAAGTCAAATTCTTGGTATAAAGCACAAGAAAGAGAACAAAGAAAAAGAAAAACAATTAATGTAGTTAATAATAAGTTTGATATAAATGTTGATGATAATGATATTGCAGATGCTTGTGGCATTGGCATATTTACTATTGACAATTGGGCAAAGGTTGTGAGAGAATGAGGTCTAAGGGATTACATCTTTCTGAGGCTTTTATGAGAAAGAGATATGTCTTAGATAAAAAGTCTCCCGAAGATATTGCAAAGGAATGCGGGGTAAGTGTGCAAATTATTTATAGGCAACTTAAAAAGTTTGGATTAAAACGATGACAGATATGGTAAATCACCCCCCTCATTATACAAGCGATCCTAGCGGGGTGGAATGTATTGACATTGTACGTCATAGGAACTATAATATAGGTAATGCCATTAAGTATCTTTGGCGTGCTGGTCTTAAAAATGAAAAAAAGCATATTGAAGATCTCAAAAAGGCTATTTTTTATATTAACGATGAAATCAAACGCTTGGAGGCGAGTAGTGTTGAGGCGAAAGAAAGTTCTGAGTCCATTCGCTCACAAATATATAAGGGAACCTCATTTTACTACGATTGATGGTATAACTATTAATGAGGGAGACCTTATTAAAATTAAAGGCGAGCACGGATCAGTTTTTCGTTTTAAAGAATTTGTACAAAGAACTGATAGTGATGCCAATTGGATTGATTGTTATGAGATGGAAAAAGGACTTCCATGTGGCCTTCGATCGTTTAGAACAGAAAGAATTAAGATTATTCCTAAAAAGCGAGTTCGTAGGCGTAGAAAAGTAACTAATTAATTAAACATTTGTAGCATATTATACACTATAAGTTACTGATGAGTTTACATAGCCCTTACAATTATGATAACCTATTATAATGTTGCCGCCGCAAGGAGGATACATGACGAAAATAAAACTGCTAGGAGGGGCGCTGATTGCTATGATGGTATTTACTACATCGTGTGTCACCTCAGCCGAACAGGTGTATGCTAAGTCTGCACCTACTGCGACGGAACTGTCCATTCCGAAGCATATTATGTACGAAGATAAAATGAATGACGGAGTGGTACAGAAGAAAGATACCCCACCTTGTAAGAACTGGCTAGTTAAAGTTCTTCATAAGACTGGATTCCGTGGTAAAAACCTGAGAGAAGCATGGGCGATTGTTATGCGAGAATCAGGTGGAAGAGAAGATGCTATATCTGCAACTGGAGATTATGGCATGTTTCAGTTTAACAAAGCAGCATGGGGTAGGCAAAAGTGGTGGAAAACCGATCTAATGCTTACCAGAGAATATAATGCCGCCGTTGCCTTTGAAATAAGCGACGGTGGTAGAACTTGGTATCCTTGGGATATAGACGGCAAAGGTCGTCATAAGGCAGGATACACTTCAAAGTATGTTTATAATAAATACGTTTCATGGTATGAAAAATATCCATGTGTGAAGCGTAATACTTAGTTAAGTGGCAGGGTAGGAACACATTTTATTGGTGGCAACATCCTACCCTGCTACTGCTATAATTGCTATCTAATAAGGAGTTTTATGAATAGCACAGATATTGTACAACATATTGATGAAGTAAATAAGGTTGCTGCTGAATATATTAAAGGCAACGATGCTTCTGCTATTGCAAAAATTCTTGATTTACCACGCAATCGTGTTTTGGCATTGCTTAATGACTGGCGAGAAATGATTGCTAATAATGAGGCAATTAGAAGTCGGGCCAGAGAAGCACTTGCTGGAGCAGATCAACATTATAATCAATTAATTAGACAGTCTTATGAAGTTATTGAAGATGCAAACATTGCTGGTAACTTAGGTGCAAAAACAACAGCAATTAAACTCATTATGGATATTGAAGGTAAAAGAATTGATATGCTACAAAAGGCTGGATTGCTAGAAAATAAAGAGTTAGCAGATCAATTGCTAGAAACAGAAAAGAAGCAAGAAATCTTAGTAAAGATACTTAAGGAAGTTTCTGGAGAATGTTCAAAATGTCGTAATGAAGTTGCTCGTAGACTTGCACAAATTGCTACTCAGGATGGAATGATTACAGTTGACAACCCTTGATTTTAATGACTTTATTGAGGCATTAGACGATGATCCATTTGAGGAATATCCAGTAGATCTTGATACCTTTTTACACAATGATCAATATTTAGATCAGCCAAAATTATCTGACATTCAGCGTGATCTTGTAGAATCAATGAGTCAAATTTATAAAGAAGATGATCTTATTAGATTTATGGGGGAAGATAAGGGTAAAGAGCATTACAAGAAATATACTAAGTCAGAAGTAATTCTACAATTAGGTAAAGGATCAGGAAAAGATCATACCTCTACTATTGGTTGTGCCTATCTAGTCTATAAACTTCTTTGTCTTAAAGATCCAGCGAGGTATTTTGGTAAACCCCCAGGGGACTCTATTGACATTATGAATATCGCCATTAATGCACAACAAGCACAAAATGTTTTCTTTAAAAACTTTATTGTCAAGATTAATAGATCACCGTGGTTTGCTGGAAAGTATACTCAAAAGGTTGCAGTCATGGAGTTTGATAAAAATGTCACTGTTTACTCTGGACACTCAGAAAGAGAAAGCCATGAGGGACTAAACCTTATTCTAGCAATTCTGGACGAGATTTCTGGCTTTGCCCAAGAGTCGCATAGTGGAAATGAAAATGCAAAGACTGGCGATGCTATATACAAAGCATTCCGTGCATCTGTAGACTCTCGCTTTCCAGATTTTGGAAAGGTAATTCTTCTTTCATTCCCTCGCTATCCAGGAGATTTTATTTCTAGAAGATATGACGAAGTTGTTGCAGAAAAAGAAATAGAGATCGTTAAGCATAAGTTTATTATTAATCCAGAACTTCCAGAAGATGCTGATGGAAATTCTTTTGAAATAGAATATGAAAGAGATCACATTCTTTCATATAGATATCCAAGAGTTTTTGCTATCAAAAGACCTACATGGGAAGCAAATCCTACTCGTTCTATAGAAGATTTTAAAATTTCTTTTCTTTCTGACTATATAGATGCAATGCAAAGATTTGCCTGTATGCCCTCATTCTCATCTGATTCATTCTTTAAACAAAGAGATAAGTTAGAACGTTCTATGAGTATGAGAAATCCAATAGATTCATATAAACGTATTGAACTATCATTTACGCCAAAAAATGATACAACATATTTTCTTCATGCAGACTTAGCACAAAAGCATGATAAGTGTGCAATTGCTATTTCTCATGTAGAAAAATGGGTAGAGGTTAAATCATTTAATGATTATAAACAAATTGTTCCATTTGTTGTGGTAGATGCAATAGTATGGTGGGAACCTAGAAAAGAAGGTCCAGTTAATTTATCTGAAGTAAAAAATTGGATAGTGGATTTTAAGAGGCAGGGATTTCAAATAGGACTAGTTACCTTTGACCGTTGGCAGTCATTTGATATTCAGCAAGAATTAAAAACAGTTGGAATAAAGACAGATACATTATCTGTTGCAAAAAAGCATTATGAAGACTTGGCAATGCTTATTTATGAGGAAAGAATTGCTATGCCACATATTGATCTTTTGCTTGAAGAAATGAGTGAACTTAAAATTGTGTCAGATAAAAAAGTAGATCATCCAAGAAAGAAGTCAAAAGACTTGGCAGATGCTATGTGTGGTTCTGTATACAATAGCATTAGTCATACTAGAAGAGATAATAATAAAGAGGTAGACATTCATACATGGAAAAGTGTTACTAAAGAACATGAGCAAAATGAAAATATTATTAATGTGCCAAAACCAACAAAGGAGATAGAACAATTTCTAGCAGGAATGGGTATTATTTAATACCAGGACAAGTTGTTATACTCTTGACTATTTTAGGTATAGGGTATATCATTGGTAGATCAATGTATAGAAAGTAGGAAAAATGCTTACTGCATACTTTATTATTAATATTCTATTATTTATTCTTTCATCTGTAAGCAACGTTATTTACTTAGCAAATGCTGATACAGTTAGTAAGTATGGTGCTGCTATCGGCCTTGCTTTATTCGTTTGTATGATTTGTTGGTCAGTTGTTTTACTTGTAATACAATAATTTATAAGCGGCGTTAGCATAACGGTCGATGCAGCAGGCTTATATCCTGACGATAGGTGGTTCAATTCCACCACGCCGTACTCATACTGATACAATACATTTATGAAAGTTATTATAGAGCCAACACCAAATGGTAATAGATACATTGGTAAGTTATTTATAGATGATGAAGAATTTGCAACAGTAATTGATCAGCGCCCTGGCTGTTGTATGCGTGGATTAATGAATCAGGTAATGCAAAAATATGGAAAACCAACTGAGCCTCTCACTGTAACAATAGATGGATGGTAATAAGTGATATAATTTCTTTAGAGAGGAATTATTATGAATCCAGAATTTGATTATGCCGACTTAACTGAAGACGACTATGCAGTTAATGAAGAGTTAGAGTGGGAAGATCTATAATGGCTAAACCAAGACTTTGTGATGGTGGAGTAACACTAAGAGATCAAATTAATAAGCGTTGGCCAAATAGAGACAAGGCGAGTGACGGTTGGATTGGAGATTCTCGTCATCAGGCTAATAAGGGGTGGGGAACAAATGGAAAAGGATCATATCATAATCCAGATCCAAATGGAATCGTTCACGCAATTGATGTTGATGAAGATTTCTTAGGAAAAGGCAAAGGGCAAAAAGAAGCAAAGAGGTTTGCAGAAGAACTTGCAGCATACTGTCGTGAAGGAAAAGACGGTGGAAGGATTGCACATATTGTTTATGAAGATCAAGTAGCATCTGGAACTTCACAAAACTGGAAGTTTAGAGGTTCTGGATATGGTCATACACATCACATTCATATTAGTTTTACAAATAAGGCAGATAGTAATGGTGCAAAGTTTGATTTGCCAATTTTTAAAGAAAATAATCCAGCACCACAACCACCTGCTCCACCAAAACCTAATGTGGTTCCAAATTTCCCTGGGGTAGAAAAACTATCATTTGGTCAGTTTAATTCTGATGTAAAGAAAATGCAAGATCAACTAATTAAAAAGGGATTTAAAATACCCGCTGGCGCTACTGGAAATTACAAGTCTGAAACAGTTACTGCTGTAAGGTCATTTAATAAGTCTATTGGAATTACCTCAGATGGTAAAAAAATGGGGCCAAAAGCATGGGCAGCACTCTGGAGTGAGAAATAATGCCATATGATATTAAACAAAATTACGGAGGCTGTAGTGGCTATGCTGTAGTTGGACCAGACGGCAAAGTAAAAGGTTGTCACACTACTCAGGAAAAAGCAAGAGCACAGCAATCCGCACTTTATTCTGTGGAAGAAAAAATAAAAAAGGCATATCAGATGCTTGATCCATCTGAAAAAGCGTTTCATGATGCTCTAGTTTCTGTTGCAGAAAAGTATGGAAAGTTTAGTAATGAAACTCCTATTTATGCTGGATATGAACCAGCAGTGGAAAATGAAAATGTTTTAAAGGGCATCGTTTGTGGAAATTGTTCTTTTTGGCAAGGAGATGGTGTTTGTCAAATAGTTGCAGGACAAATAGATTATTTTGGATATTGCCGACTGGCTGCTATTCCTTCACAATTAGTTAATTCTGATGCTCCAGAAATTGAAGTTGAGGAGGAAGAAATGAATAAAGCATCGTCTGTTTCTGTCGGAAGCATGGTATCTTGGAATTCTTCAGGAGGAAGAGCAGAAGGAAAAGTTAAAAGAATTATTAGAAATGGCTCATACAATGTTCCTAATTCTGATTTTACAATTAATGGAACTCCAGAAAATCCAGCGGTAGTTATTGAAGTATATCGTGATGGTAAACCAACTGGAACAATGGTTGGACATAGAATGAATACTCTATCAGCAAAGAAAAGTTTGTGGGTAGGAATGTTCGACCCAAGGAGCATTAGTAAAAATGGCTGATAACCATATTCCAACTGATTCTATGGCTTCAAATGCTCGCAGAGGTCTTGAATTACGAAGAAAGTACGGTCGTGGTGGAACAGCAGATCCGGCGCGTCATGGGCTCCGCGATGTCCATCGGCGCGCGGCAATTCGGCATGGTTGCGCCGGATGATGCGTTTGGCCGC